TTATATCTATATTTGATAATGACCAATGGATACTTAAAAAAGAGGAAAACTGATGGCTAAAAAGACTATTAAAAAACCAAAAGTAAAATTGACTTCAAAGAATGTCATGGAAGAATATAAAGAGGGTGAATTACAGCGTGGTAATAAACCAGTTAAGTCTCGTAAAGAAGCTCTAAAGATTAAAAAACAATTGGCGAAGAAAAAAAATATACCACAAGATTAAACACATTTGTACCACTCTTCAGGTACTCCTCTTGTAGCTATCAAATACCGACTTTGATAGCTACTCTACTTTATACATTCCCCATGCTATTCTTTGAATATATCTTGTCTACATATACGACTCGGGGAGAAAAGTATGAAATGGGTGATCTCTATAGTGACGATGCTTATAGGACTGCTTTATTTTGCTTCACTATTATCATTACCAACCGATAGAAATTCAAATCATACGAAGACCAATATCGTAGTTACTTCTCTTTATGGTACGTCGCATGCAACAAAATATATTGTACATACAACACTTATCTTTGTTGCGACTGTTTTTATTGCAGCAGGATATATTTTAGCGATCACTATTCATTCGTGTAATCAGCTCGACCCTTTGTTCAAAAACCATTTAAGAAGTGTTGATTCTCCCACAAAAGAGGCATATGGTATACATGCATTAGGTGTAGGAGAAGTGCATGAAAGAGAAGAAGAAGTTAGTCAGTAATCCATCACGTGAAACGGTAGGGAAAATCGCCTCTGATCTTCTAAAAAAAGCAGATGACCATCAACTCAATCCTCAAGAGATACAAGCAGAAGTTCATAAGGGATATATCGATAATCTTTTAGAATGTTACAACACCCATAAAACTATATTCCCCGGTGATTTCTATATTGTGATCATCACAAAAAAAGAACGGCTCATGGAAAATGTCCTACGTAACTATTTCTTTGCTCGCTCTTCTTGCCCAACAACTGACTATGATCAAGCAGTCTATCGTTATAATAAAAAAGACAATGAGATTGAGTTTCTTTGGGTGATTCCTTCAAAAGATACGTGTGAATATCTTAAAGCAAATGCACTTGATGTAGCTCCTGAAGAACGAGAATTACTTCGTTATGTGCTTGAATTTTATGATGGGACGCTTATAGAGTTAGTAAAGAAGTTAAATGGTGAACAAAAAGATTCACTTCTCTTAGCAAAATAAAGGAGCCCTATGGCAGAAGAAAAATATGATGTTCATCCTGATATAGCAAAAGAGCTTGAAGCACGCCAAATTCCCACTGAAGAGATACAAGAGCAACCGCAAGAAGAACAAGAAGAAGCTCAACAAGAACAACAGCCAGCTGAAGAACCTAAAAAGCCTACCAAAGAAGAATATAATTATGTTGCTTTAAGGGAAGAAGTTGGAAGAGCACAGCGTGAACGGGATGAAGCATTACGTAAGTTACAAGAACTGACGCCGCGCAAACAACCAGAACCAGAAGAAGTGGAAGAAGATCTTACCAATCCAAATGATCTTGTTGAAGGTAAAACAGTAAACAAGCTCAATAAAGAACTTCGCACCATGAAGAAGCAGCTTTCTCAATATCAACGACAATCGAATGAGCTTGCAGCAGAATCAAAAGTTCGTGCTCAGTATCCAGACTTTGATACTGTTTGTTCTCAAGAGAATTTGGAAGAGTTTCGTAGGCAATATCCAGAACTTGCTGAATCAATTATCTCGACAGGTGATATTTATAAGGCTGCAGTTTCTGCATACACGGCGGTAAAAAATATGGGAATAGCAAAATCAACTCCTGCTCAATCACAAGAAGAAACAATACGTATGGCCAAAAATACTACAAGGCCGCGTACTTCTGCATCAATTTCGCCAACACAGGGAGAATCACCTTTATCTCAAGCGAATCTCTATGCGAATGGTCTTACGGAAGAATTAAAGGCAAAACTTCGTAAAGAAATGAACGACGCAGCAAAAAATTATTAATCTAAAACTCTTCTCCTATTGTCGGTGGGTGCTCTTTATGGGTGCCCACTCTTGTTTTTACTGGATATACGCATCTATACTACTAATGGTGCTAAATCGAGAAGTCACTAACCTCGCCTAAGACGTATCTGAGTTTCGTCTTACTCATTGGGTGCTAAATCGAGACATCACTCACCTCGTATGACGTACGTTAAGCTTTCGTCGGCTTCTTCATATTCGTTATATCCTGTCAAAAGGAATACAATGGCAATTACCACAACATCTTCTCTGCCTGCGCCAGTTCAACAATCGTTCAGCTATAAGCTGCTCGCTGTCGCAACGCCTTCACTTATTCATACTATCGCCGCAACACGCAAAATTATGCCAAGAAATGGCGGTAAAACCATGCGTTTCCGTCGGTATAATCCATTATCAACAGCTAAAGTACCACTAGGAAATTCTGGTGTTACACCTGCAGCTCAAAACCTCACGGCACTCGACATAGATGCTACGATAAGTTTCTATGGAACGTATGTCGCAATCAATGAGCAAGTGACATTACAAAACCAAGATCCAGTATTGAACGAAGCTGCAAAACGTCTTGGCGTCTCGCTTCGTCAAACCGAAGATGAACTTACCCGCGACATGCTTGCAGCAACTGCTGCCTTCGTAAACTGTATCCAGGGTTCGAATGGTGATAATCCTACGGAAATTACCTTCGAAGACGTAACAAATGCAGTTTCAACGTTGGTTACCGCTAATGCACAGACAATTACGTCTGGTGTAGAAGGTAGTTTACAGTTTGGTACAAGTCCTGTTCGTGATGCTTTCTTTGCATTGGCATCGACAGAAATTATTCCTGATTTGGAACAATGCTCTGGCTTTGTATCGAAGAACAACTATCCATCCTCGAAGAACGAATCGCTTCCTTCTGAATGGGGATCTATTAGCAACCTTCGTTTTATGGTTTCTTCGATTGGTTCAATCGCACGTGCTTCATCAATGAACGGTGCCGATGTCCGTCGTGTTATCTGTGTTGGTATGGATGCTTATGCTGTTGTTGAGCAAGATGGATATAGCGCAAGCTTTATCTATACACCTCCGTATCTTACTGGTCCATTGGCATTAAATTGCTATGCTGGCTGGAAAGCGGCGATGTGCCCACGCATTCTTAATGATGCCTGGATCTTGTCTCTGAACTGTACACCTGCTTAATTTAAGGAGAAGATCATGTCATTTGGATCAATTATTTCACAAGGTACGTTTACCTCTGATGGGAATGGACGCACACTATCTATTCGTTCTGATATTGATTGGATACGGGTAGTTAATATTACCGGTGCTGCAACTCCAGGTGATGCCGTTATTTATGAATGGTATCGTGGAATGGGTAATGGTACTGCAATAAAGCAACTTACTGATGGAGCAATTGAAGTATTAACAGCAAATGGGTTTACGCTTGTTGATACAAGTGCAAATACAATTGGTGCCAATAATACGACAATTACAGCAATATCTGCTGCTGCAACTCCCGCTGTTTCTCTTACTGATACTACCGATCTTCACGATGGTGATGTGGTGAGAATTGGAACAGTTGCTGGTGCACATCAATTAGGTGGTATTGATTTTACTATCGATAACGTTGTTGCAAATACAAGCTTTGATCTTATTTATATGGTTCAGATTGTTGCTGGAACAACTGGTAACTTGCACAAGATTAAATACGACCCAATCTACTATCCACGCTTACGTACCATATCTGATATTACTAATGCTGCACACGCTGAAGTAACAACAACAGTTACTCATAATCTTACGGTTGGCCAAAAGGTTAGATTTAATCTGTCAACCGTTAACGACATGATGGAAATTGATGGTCAAATTGGAACCGTTCTTTCTGTAGATACATCAGACAATACCTTTGTCGTTGATATTGATACAACTGGATATACCCCATTTGTCTTTGGATTGACCGCTGATGCAGATGCTGGTTATACCCATGGCCATATCATACCTGTTGGTGAAACAGCTGGTGGTAATCTTGATGATGCGACACGTAATGAAGGCGTAATTGGCGTCTATCTTGCTCCAGGCGCTGGAACAACGGGCGCTACCGAAGGTGGTCCAGCCGGTGAAAACAATGATGTTATTTATTGGCTTGCTGGTAAAACAGAATAAGCTAAGATCCGATAACTAGATATTGGTATTTCCCAGGGGACTTATACTCCCCTGGGAAGATTTCTAAAGGAGTCTTTCAATGGCGCGTATGATACAAAAGAAAGTCTTAAACGATAAAGACGCTTCAGCATTAAATGCAAAACGTTTAAAAATGCGTGAGAAAGATCTTAAGCCGGTCAAAGGAATGTTTAAATTCTATGAAGTTCCAGGAGGAACAATAGAATTTCCTTTCTTAAAGTATGCCGAAGATAGAACTCCAAAGATGTACAAATTTGAAGACGGTAAAATCTATACAATTCCTCTTATGGTCGCAAAGCATCTCAATACAAGCGGCACATACGATCAGTATGATTATGCTCCTACAGAAGATAACAAGGGCAATGTAAAAGTCGTTGGTAAAGTGAGACGTTATGGATTCCAGAGTCTTGAGTTTACTGATGAGAATGAGATTGGATCAGCCGAAGAGAGTAAAGTAGTTATAGCTGAGTCTATATAAGAGTAGACTTATTGAAGAACTATTCGATGTGAAAACGGGAGATTATTATGGCTGATTCAACACTTGCAGCAATACGTACTAAGATAAGACGATTGGTGCGTGCACCATCCGCAACTCAGATTACTGACGCTCAAATTGATGAGTATATCAATACCTTTATGCTATATGATCTCCCTGCACATCTTCAGCTTGAAGATCTTCGAGATCAATTAACATTCTTTACTGAGATTGGTAAAGATGTGTATAATACTGAATCTTTATTTACTTCAGTATTTAATTCAGAACAATGGAGTGACGCCTGTATAGCTACTGAAAAGCCTATGTATATTGCTGGATATCCAGTCTTTATTACTCAGGCTCCCGAGCAATTTTGGAATCTCTTTCCTTTTACAAGTACTACAGAAAATACCGGTATTATAACCGACGGTATTAATGCGACCTATGTTGGCATGCTACAACGAGTACCGTTCTTAGAGGGTTATTCTGACAATGGCTATTACAACTCGGTAGGAGCACCTCTGTTTATCGCTGGCGATCTTTCGTGTACTGAACTCAATCCTGGCGTTCTTGTTGGTACTGGTTTATCAGGTGTACTCGATCCAATTACTGGTGTATTTACTATTACCTTTGCTTCTGTTCCTGTTATTGGTATACCAATAACAGTACGCTATGTTCCCGTGACTTATTCACGACCACAGGCAGTTCTTTTCTGGAGAAATACCTTTATTTTGAGACCTGTACCTGATTCGATTTATAGCGTTACCGTAGAAGTACGGAAACAACCACTCCAACTTCTTGCTACAACCACGAGCCCACAAATTAAACAATGGTGGCAATATATTGCTTATGGTGCATCGAAAAAGATTTTTGAAGATCGTATGGATCCAGATTCCATTGAGATGATTATGCCTGAATTTAAACAACAAGAAGCTCTTGTTTTAAGGCGTTCTCTGCTCTATCAAGCAAACGAACGTTCAGCAACTATCTATACCGAACAGACGGGTATTGGTGCTGGAGGATTTAGTTCGTTTGGAGGTCCATTCTAATGACCTATAATCCAAACATCCCTCAAGGAAATCAAAGTGGCGCCGATACACAAGCTCCTATGCTGAATAACTTTGCTTCATTGAAAACAGCAACTGATATAAACCATGTGACATTTGATCTTGCAGACCAAGGTAAACATCCCTTTGTGTCATTACATATACAACAAGATGCGCCAACAACGCTCGTTGGTGAAATGGCCTTGAGTGCACTTGTATCAAATTTAAGCGGTGTTCAGAATACTGAACTGGCACTGCGCCATCAATCAAATGCAACGAATAATATATTTACTGCAGGAGGCACAGGCTTTTTTGGTTGGACACGGCTTCCTTCTGGATTGTTAATTAAATGGATGAATGAAGTTGTATTTGCAGGATCTGATACCGGAGATACTATTGATTTTGTTGCAGCAACTGGACCTAGATTTGTTGAGATTTACGCTGCTTTTGTGTCACCATCGGGAACGAATACGGGCAACTTCACTTCATATATATTGAACTATAACATCAACGCAATTACCGTCTGGTCTACCTTACGGTATGGCGCTGATACTGGTTCTAATAATGCAGGTAATATTTTAGCGATTGGAATATAAGATGCCTTATTTTAATAATATTCCTCAGGCTACTGATAGACTTTCAAAGTCTCAATATCAGCTTCTTGCAAACTTCGCTTCAATACAGCATTATTTTACGGTAAACCATATTGATTTTGATGCTTCTAACAAAGGTAAACATTCTGTATTAACGATGCCATTGCAAGAGCTGATCCGGTGTTATTAGCAACAGAAGGTGCGCTGTATACAAAGACTTGTGTCGCCTCAGCACAACCTGAATTATTCTTTAAGCGGGGACTTTCTGCTCCTATTCAGATGACTGGTATGGGTAATGTGACTGCACCTGTGGGAACGAATAAAGGCTGGAGTTATCTACCAAGCGGATTATTAATTAAATGGGTTGGAAATCTTCGTGTTGTTGGGCCTACTACAACTGAAGCTGTTTCTTTTGTGGGGATAGGCCCTGCATTTACAGGCATGTTTGCTTCTTTGGTAACTATACAATCACCAAATGCTGTGAATAAAACATTGTATATAAAAGATTATAATGTTGGTACTGAGACAGTAACGCTCCATACAACATTACGTTATGGTGGGAATACAGGCATATCTGACTATTACATCAATCTTTTAGTGATAGGGGTATAGTCATGGTCTATAAACCAGATATTCCAAAAGCAACTGATCGATTAGATACTGCTTCACAAGTAGATTTACTTAACAACTTTGCTGCTATCAAAACACTCTTTGATGTGAATCATGTAACATTTGATGACGCTAACCAAGGTAAACATAAGTTTGTTACCTTCCCTGTGCGTATTACCGATCCAACTACCGAAGATTCTGATTGTTCTTTGTGGGTAAAAGATGTCGTTGTGCATGATACTCCTATACATACCATTACACGGCCAGAACTCTTTATACAGAAAGACAGTGATGGTACACCACTTGCTATAACTGGTGGCCAAAATATTCTTGATGGGACCCAAAACAGTGGATGGACTCAATTATCGAGCGGCATGGTTCTGAAATGGGTTGGCAATGCTTATTTTACTGGTCCGGGAGCTACGGGTAAGATTGTATTAACTAGTGGTGTTTTAGGTCCTGATTTTATTTCAGTGCGTGCTATGTATCTTACTATTCGTTTACCAGGTGTTGCTGAAAATAAATGGGTGCAAGTAAAGAACTTTGATGAGACAACACAAACACTCAATTTCTTTTGTGGGCCACGTTATGGTAACCCAGCGACTATATCAGACTTTTATGTCGATTGCATTTTGATAGGGACAGTATAATGGCCATTAATAGATATCTTATTGCTCCAATCGATGCCGGTATTAGGACCGACTTAAAAAGTTGGCTTATTCCAGACCAAGCTTTTGAACGACTGACCAATGCATATATCTTCCGTGGACGAGTAAAGAAACGGTTTGGTTCAAAACAAATGAGCACAACATATAATAATTATCCCTATGTGTCTTGTTGTTTAGGCCAAAAAGTAGGAGTACTTGATGGCGCAGGGACAATAGGAGTAATAGGACCTCAAGTAGCTCCAGGGACTCATTGGACCACAGGCCAGTATTTTGTTGTTGGACCAAATGCTTCAAATGAATTTACTAAGTTTACGGTAACAACACTTGGTGCTGCGGCAATGGAATCTGATCTTGGATCTGGTAACTTCAATACTGCAACAGGAATGTTTGATATTACCTATCTTGCTATGGCTGGGAAAGATGTTTTCTATTATCCTGCTGAACCAGTTATGGGACTTCTTACCTATGAAACCAGTGACATTAATGATGAAACAACCTATGCATTCGATAGACAATTTGCGTATCGTTATTCTTTAGGCCGTTGGATTAGAGTAGGAACGGCTACGTGGACTGGAAGCGATGCAGAGATCTTTTGGGGAACAACCTACCGTGGTACTGATGCATCAACGGGATTACTCTTTGTAACAAACAATAGCTCTGGTGATCCGATGCGGTATGCAACGGGAACAACCTGGACAGACTTCCAGCCACGATATGGTTCTACCATTGTAGATAAAATTCTTACCTGTCGCCTTATTGTTTCATTCAAAGGACGATTACTTTTATTTAATACACTTGAAAGCTACGATGTAAGTCTACCACCACATATAAACCCTGTAGCTGCAATATCACGTCACATTAATCGTCTTCGTTATTCTCTTAATGGAACGGCGCTTAACTATACCGATCCAAATA